TCAGAGGTTATGGCTCCGCTTCCAGCGGTTAACTGTTCAGCAGCAAACCAGGTTAATGACCGTGCACGTGCCTTTGCAGACAAGCGCACACGTATTGCCTCAAACTATTTCCAACACTCAGACCTGTCTGTCCAGATGTACTCTGGTGCAGATTGGTATATCACATATGGCTTCGTCCCTTTCATTATTGAATTGGATGACGAAAGCAAACTGCCACGTATCCGCGTAGAAAATCCAATTGGGGCTTACCCAGAATTTGACCGCTACGGACGTTGTGTGGCTTTTGCAAAGCGATATATGATGACTTTGGGAGAACTATGTTCTCAATTCCCAGAGTATGAGTACCAACTCCTTGGTGGACAAGGTTACAAACAAGACCTTAATCACCAAGTTGAAATGATTCGTTACTATGACGAAGACCAATCAGTAATTTTTATTCCTGCAAAGGATAACCTAGTTCTTTCACAGGCAAAGAACCCACTTGGCAAGATGATGGTAGTAGTTGCTCGTAAGCCATCTATCGATGGAGAACTCCGCGGACAATTTGATGATGTCCTTGGTATCCAGTTGCTTCGCAACCGCTTTGCTCTTCTTGCTATGGAGGCTGCTGAGAAGTCAGTACAAGCCCCTATCGTACTTCCTAACGACGTACAGGAACTACAACTTGGTGGAGACGCAGTTATCCGCACAGCAAACCCACAGGGTGTACGCCGTGTAGAACTCAACCTGCCACAAGGTGCATTTACAGAACAGAATTTACTCAACCAAGAACTTCGCGTTGGTAGCCGTTACCCAGAATCACGTACTGGAAATATCAGTGCATCTGTTGTTACTGGCCAAGGTGTACAGGCTCTTATGGGTGCATTCGATACACAAGTCAAATCAGCACAGGCTATTTTTGCTGCAGCACTTCGTGACGTAATCAATATCTGTTTCCAGGTTGATGAAAAGATTTTCCCAGCAGAAAAGACCATTCGTGGTGTTGACTCTGGTTCCCCATACGAGGTTGTCTACAAGCCGTCTAAGGACATCAAGGGTGATTACTCTGCCGATGTTCGTTACGGCATGCTTGCTGGTCTTAACCCAGCCCAAGGCCTCATCTTCATGCTCCAAGCACTTGGTGGTAAGTTAATCTCCAAGGATATGGCCATGAGAGAACTTCCATTTACTGTTAACGTAACTCAGGAACTTGAAAAAATTGAAATTGAGGATATGCGTACAGCACTTCTCAGTTCATTAACAGCCTATACTCAGGCTATTCCACAGATGGCAACTCAGGGACAAGATGCATCCGAGGTAGTTCGTAAAATTGCTGCGGTCATTAAGGCTCGTCAAAAGGGACAAGCGTTGGAAGACGCTATTGAAGCCACATTTGCACCTCAGCAGCAAGTTCCTCCTGCTGGTGCACCCGCTAATTCAGTAGAGCAACCGTCCCCTGCTCCTGAGGGAATGCCAGCAGGAGGCGCTCTTTCTGGAATGCCACCGATGCCTACGGGTGGAGCACAAGCAGGGCCACCAGATATTCAAACATTGCTTTCTAGCCTATCAGGTTCAGGAACAGCAAACGCTAGCGTACGTACATCGCGTAGAAGTTAACTAAGTAGGGGACAATGACAACACTAGTAGCGATTCAAGGTGATGGTTGGTCCGTACTAGGTTGTGACTCTCGCTCAAGCGATGAGAGTGGTCGCCCTATTGATATGGCAACACACAAGATTGTAGAGAACAACGGAATCTTAATTGCAGGTTCTGGCGCAGGACGCGGCTCTAACATTATGCAGTTCGGTTGGAAAGCACCAAGACCAACTGCAGGAACTAACCTTGATTTATGGGTTACACAGACATTTATACCAGCAATGAGAAAAGCATTTATCGATGCTGGGTACGACATGAAGGAAGACGGGGAAGCAGCAGAGCATGATTCTTCGTTCCTTATCTCGGTTAAAGGCGTTATCTATCCTATCTTTGAAGATTATTCTTGGGATAGGGATATTCGCGGGATTTATTACAGTGGTTCTGGAGGAGACATCGCACTTGGAGCGCTTGAAGCGCTGGGTGTTCAAAGATTAACTAAACCAGATTCAGTGGAAAAAGCAGTACGCAAGTCAATTGAAGTTGCTGCACAATGGGACATTTATACGGCAGCACCAATTATAACTAAAATACAATATTCTAAATAGGAGGCTATCATGGCACGTGGCGGATACCAGAAACCAAGTAATCCAACACCAGTATCATTGCCTGGCGCTTTATCATCTCGCACAGATGGTGGACCTTCACAGGCTCCGATGTACATGCCAGGTATGAAGTCAATGGGTTCTACTGGACGTGAGCAAATGGCTCAACAGCAGGGCGCAGCACTTTATAAGGCTCCTACTCCAACTGGCGGTGGTTCTATGGTAGAATCAAACCTTCCAGCAGTTACTTCTATTACAGCACCAACAACTTTGCCAGACCAACCAATTGCAGATGGAACTCCAGCGTTTGGTGGAATGGGTCCAGAAGCACTCAATCTTCCAAAGCAAGAAGATACAGACATAGACAAGCAACGCTTGATGTCATATTTGCCAGCATTTGAAGCCGCTGCTAATATGCCAAATGCATCAATGGCGTGGAAGAACTATGTACGCCTTGTTAGGTCGCTAACTTAATGCCATTAACTGGAAATAAGTATTCTAACTTTGATGCCATTGGTTCATTTAACCAATATTACAATAAGGGACAAGTATCCTCCTTGGCTTTGCCAATGGATGCTGGTGCAGCAATCCCAGCAAATCAAGTAGATAACTTTGTCAATGATGTTTCTGGTGCTCCAAAGCCTGTAAAAGAAGAAGCAAAAGGCTTTTTCCACAATGTTGGCAAGTTCTTAAATGACGCTTATAACTTTGGTAGCCATACTGTATCATTTGCTCTAACTGCAACAGACCCTAATAGTCCTTTAATGAAGCAACGTTCTATTGAAGGATTAAAAAGCACTTGGACTGGAACACGCGGTATTTCTCCTGGACAAGCAGCCTTTGGCATAGTATCAGAAATTGCAGCAACGCCTTTAAATCTTGCAAATGACCTTGTTAAGACAACAACAAAAGATAATAACAATGTAATTGATAGATTCATCAAAGGAAATCTTTTTGCAGCGTCAGATGATTTCAATATTTTTGATAAAGAACAACGATACAAAGCATTTGGTCAGCAATCATTTGGTAAAATTGGTTCTTGGATAGGCGATGCAGTTGCTCGTTTTACTATTGACCCAACCATCATTGGTGGAAAAGCACTCAAAGTCTATAAGGCTGGGGCATATACACTTAAGGCTGGACAAGACCTAAAAGGAATCCTTGGTAACGTAGCAGCAGGAACTGCCACACGTCAAGAAAGACGCGTTGCTGGAACATTTGAAAACTTTTTAAAGTCAACTGACGGAATGAATGAATCAGAAATATTCCGCATCAAGGCTATTCGTGAGTCATCTAATCCAGCAGTTCTTGCTGACTTGCTTGCAGATGCCAACAGACTACACGGAAAAGATTTAGAAAAACTTCATCAAACCAAGGCCGACATTATTCATATGGCTATGGGTGATGGCAACGCATATAAGAGTCTTTTAAAGAAGAGTGAAACTCTTGCTGCCAAGGTTGGCGCACTCAATATGGAAGTTGCTGGAGCAAAGCATTTAGATAATGCTCTTGATGACCTAGGCAAGCCAGTATTTGAAGAACTTGCAAATGGCATGAACCTTGAGAAGACTAAACTTCTTATTAAGAATTACGAGACCAAACTAAATGACCTTCACAAGAAGGTTCAATCTGAAGGCGTTCTCAATAGCCGAGAAGTTCCATATATGGATGCACTTGGTAAAATTCGTCGTGGAACTTTAAGCGAAGCACACCTAAAAGGCAACTATATGTTGTTTGGTGTCAAGGAGTTAAAGAGCCCAGCAGCAATTGGTGCTATTCGATTCTTTGAGAATTTTGCATACAAACGTCCTAAAGGATGGATTGACTTCAAGGACAACCAAAGCGTACAAACTGTAGATAACTTGCTCAACCGAGTTACTGGTATGTCAGCAAAGCGCGAACAAGAATATCTTTCTAAAATTGAAGAGTCCAAGGCAAGACTTAAGGCCCTTACTAAGCCAGCAAAGCCACTTGTTCGTGAACGTGGTGTAATTGGAACGGCAGTCAAAGGATTACCTAATGTAAATCCTGCAGAAATTGCTGCAGAAAAAGCAACTCTTAAAAAACTTCAACAAGATTTTACAAGCGCACACTTTACACAAGAACGTCGCAATGAACTATTTGCTTCATATACTGGTGCTGCAACACCAGAAGCACGTTCACTTGCGTATCAAAAGATTGAAGAAGAACTCTTTCAAACAGTAGCAAAGCAATTTGGCTTTACAAGAGACCAAGTTGGATATGCATTTGGTCAGTTTGCAAGTACACGTACAAAGGCAATTAACCTTCTCAAGGAACGTTCCTACTCTGGAGCAATTGACCCTAATACTGGCGCAAAACTCGGTGTTAAAGAAGTACGCCGACAAATGAAAGATACAATTATTCCTTTGGCAGAAGATGCTGTATATTCAGTGCCACTGCCTCTTAATACATCTCAACTTCTAAGTGAGATGGCAACTCTTGATATTGACAAAATGTATCAAGTCCTTAAGCGCGCATCTCGTGCTCAAGAAGGTTTTGGTGGAAGTGAGAAACTTCAAAGTCTTTACAAGTACTCAGTTCGTGGCAAGAATCGCCTAACTGGCCTTGCAGACGAATTAGACCAGTTATTAAAGTTTGAGGTATTGGCACGTATTGGATACCCTATTCGTAACGTAACTGAAGGCAGTATGCGTATTACTGCAACAGTGGGTCCAATGATTTTGCTACAGGCAGCAGCGGCTGGAACTAAAAACCTTACATCAAGAGGATTATCTAAACTTACCGCTGAAGGTTGGTTTAAGGTTGCACAT